GTTGGAGATATTGTAACGGATGTCGTTAAAGATAAGTTAAATGGTCTACAAAGCAGCAAGCGATTAAAAGTAGAACCAACAACACAAGACACTTCATTCATATCAAATTTCTGGTCTCCAGTTAAGATTATCACTTATGCTACTGAGAATGCTGTTAACAGAAACGGTTCTCCTAGCTACACATTCTTTGAGAACAGAGATGGGTTTAATTTTGTTAGTTTAGAATCACTTTACGATCAAAAAGTGTATCAAGACTTTGTTTATGATAGATACAGCAGAGACAATGTTGCTGGCGGTGGCACAGTTAGAAACGTAGAAAAAGATTTTAAAAGAATCACCAGCATAAACATAGCAACTGGTTTTGATTATATGGACAGAATCATGGGTGGAGCATTCGCTTCAAAAGCTATATCTTATGATTTAACGAACAAGAAGTATAATGTCAAGATATACACAATGTTTGACAAATACACTAAACAGTACCACCTAAACAAATTCCCAATAACATCTGACAAGCTAGTGTTTAGATCGAATGCTTTGTTGGTCAACTACCCAAGACAATTAAATACATTCAATGGATTTGAAGATACAAGTAACATTAAAACTTTCCAAGAGAGACTTTCTCTAATGAAACTTGCAGAGTCTAATAAGATTAGTATTACAGTCCCAGGTCGAACTGATTATACTGTTGGTCAATTAGTCTCAGTTTCTTTACATAAAGTAGAGCAGATAACACAAGACGATCGTGATATTAGAGATAAGATGTTTTCTGGTAAGTATTTGATTTCTGCTATCAATCATCATATAACTAAAAAAGAACATGAGTGTCATATGGAATTGATTAAAGAAAGTTTTGAATAAGGTTAGAAAATAATGTTTTATACTGGTGTTGTAGAAAATAGAAACGATCCGCTAAGTCTTGGTCGTTGTCAAGTTAGAGTTGTCGGGTTGCATACCCATGACAAAACTCAACTTCCAACTAATCACCTTCCATGGGCTATTCCATTACAACCAGTAACATCTGCTGCGATGAATGGTATTGGTCAAACGCCAATTGGTCCAGTTGAAGGTACAACAGTTATTATCACTTATGCCGATGAAGACCAGCAGTATCCTATAATGCTTGGAACTGTTGGTGGTATTGCAAGAACACCATCTGCTATTGGTTCTGATGATGATGGTGAAATTACAGAGAAAATAAAAGACATTCAACTTAGAACTATAGCTGGACCAGTTACTGGTAAGAAGCTAACATTCATTGATCCTGAGTTGGGTAGAGTCGACTTGACTCGAAGTCTAAAAGCCAACATGCGTGTTATTGGCTTTGGTATTCCAGAAAACACATTCATTGTTAGTATTGACAGTGGCACTGAGATAACTATTAGTTCTGCAGTTACTGGTTATGGCGAAAACATAATCTCATTTAAAGAAGCGCCAACTAACTTAGACGCAGTGCTACAATCTAAAGTCGAGGGAGTTCTAACTACAACGACTGGAGAACCAGTACTTTCTGGTAGCGGTAAACCTATCGTTATATCAGACAGTCCAGTTAAGCAAACTGATACCAATCAATCAATTCCAACGATCCCACCAAAGAGATCTACTCCAAACGAAGCAAAGGCAAAAGAAGGTATCAAAGCACTTCTTGCTGCTTGTGATAAAGTAGGTCTTACTACAAAAGAACAAAAGTGTGCTCTACTTGGTATTGCTGGTGGCGAGAGTGCTTGGATTCCACAACAAGAAGCGTATAATTACTCGCCAGCTAGATTGAAAGAGGTGTTTTCTTTTGCAACACCAGAGCAAGTAGAAAAGTACTCAAATGCCAAGAAAAAGGGTATGTCAAGAGAAGAATTCTTCTCATGGGTGTATGGACCAACTACTCGTGGTAAAAACTTTTTGGGTAACAAGACAGATGAAGACGGTGGCAAATATTATGGGCGTGGATTTATTGGGTTAACTGGCAGAGAAAACTATACACTATTCCAGCAAAAAGCTAAGGAATTTGGTATAACTCTTGATCTTGTTAACAATCCAGATTCTTTGGACACAGATATTAATGTGTCAGCGGTCGTGGCTGCTCTCTACTTTAAGATAAAGGTTCCACCTAAGGTTAACCCTAGTGCACATCCTGGTTATTTTGAAGCGGCAAAGAAAGCTGTTGGATTTAACGTACCAAACATCGCTGCAGCAAAAAGACAATTCTATGAATACTTTTATGGTGAGAATTCATACGGTGGTGTAGAAAAAGATGCTGGTGCGCCAATAGCAGTACCACCACAAACAGATGGTGTTGTTAAACCTGGACCTTCTCCTGAGTCTGTCAAACGTGGCACAGATAATACAGGATTTAGAGATCCAAATAACAAATATCCACTACCAGATTATATTAATGAACCAGACACAAACCGTCTTGCTCGAGGTATCATAGAAGGTACAGTTATCAATAAAAAAGACGCCACTCGTGTTCAAGGTGTACCAACTGCTTCTGGTGGTATTTGGGATCAACCACAAGCACCATTTGGCGCAAAGTATCCATTCAATAAAGTTTATGAAACTGAGTCTGGTCACATTCAAGAATTTGATGACACTCCAGGTCAAGAACGCATTCATACATACCATCGTTCTGGCACTTTCACTGAGATTGATTCTCAAGGCACACAAGTAAACTATATTGTGGGTGACAATTTTATCTTGATGGAAAGAAATGGATGCGTGCACGTTGCAGGTGAGTGTAATATAACAGTAGATGGAAATACAAACATCTTTGCTCGTTCAGACGCTAATATTGAAGTGTCTCAAAATGCAAATTTGACTGTTGGTAATAATCTAACTGTTGGTGCTGCAAATGATATTTACATGGCAGCTGGTGGTGATGTGCTGATTAAAGCTGGCGGTGATTTTAATATACAAGCTGCAAATATCAATCAAAAGTCCGTTAATATGAATTTAGAATCAACGGCAGATATGAATATTTTAGCTGGTGCTACACTACACACTGACTATGCTGAAGGGCAGTTTGGTAACGGCGCAAGTGGCGCTGTTGATGTAGAACTAACACCACCTGCTGTTGGAATACCAGTAAATTCTGTAGTTCCATATCTAATCCCACCAGAAAGACAATTTGAAGACAAGTCTTCTATTGAGACACCAGATGAATGGGATACACCAGAAGGTCGTCAGCAATCAAACAAAGAAACATTGCAAGGTGTTCCTAATGCCCCAGCACCAGTTGCTTCTGAAAGCGCACCACTTCCTAGTGGTGGCGTTTCATCTAAGATTCCAGTTGATTGCCAAGTTATCTACGCAACTACAAACTTCACTAACGACTTTGTTTTATCTAAGAACTTTAGTCTAGGTATGGTCATTGATGGTGGCGTTGGTGGTAAACATAAATTGGTCGACCAAATGCTAAGAGAGTCTAAGACTGGTCCAGAAAGACTTTATACAGTCGGAGAGATCGTTTGTAACTTAGCTCAGGCTTGCCAAAATATTCTTGAGCCAGCACTAGAAATACTTCCAGGTGGTATCGGTGGATATAACAAACTATGGAGAATCAACTCTGGTTATAGACAGGTTGGTGGCATTTCTACTCCTCATTCTGACCACTGCAAAGGTTTGGCTTTTGACATTGGTATTCTAGGTAATGATAAGATTAACAAGACATATGAGCTTGTTCAGAAGTTTGAAAAACTAATGCCTTATGATCAGATTATTCTAGAGTATCGTTATCCAGAATCTACTTGGATTCACATATCTTACAGACCTAAAGGTACTAGAAAGATGGCTTTCACTATGGTTAATGATGCTATTTACCACAGAAACTCTGCTGGAATTCCTGAAGGATTCTACTTACACGACACTATTCCACCAAAGGCTAAGAAAGCATAATGCCAAACTTAACATATAAAGGTGCGCTGAGTAAGGGTTTGGATGGTCCACCAACAGCCCTTACTGCTAAAATCCAATGTGTTAAAACTTATGTTGGTGGAGTGTTAGTGGGTGTAGTTGGTGACCAGTTTGCGCCACACCTAGGGCATATTGGAGCACAGAGACAAATAACAGCAGGTGCTGCAAAGACTTTCTTCGAAGGTTTTGCAGCTGCGAGAGTAAATGATCCAATTGCTGATGGCGACCAAGTTGCAGACGGCAATGCAAAAACCATAATAGAATAACCTAAATAATAGTTATGGCAAGAAACACAAGAATATTCTCTGATTTAGACTTTAACTTCACTGCACATCCAGTGACGAAAGACATTGCACGCCGATATGATGACAATGCGATCAAGGCAGCGCTGAAAACTTTGATACTTACTAAAAACTATGAGAGACCATTCCACAGCGAAATTGGTTCTCCCGTTATGGCTTTGCTATTCGAACCAGCTACTCCAATGTTGGAAGCGACTTTACGAAGAGCAATTATTGATGTCATAAACAACTACGAACCAAGAGTTGAAGTTATAGATGTTATCGTCTCATTATTAGAAGACGAAAATTCTGTTGACATAACCATAGAATTTAAGATCGTTAATACAGAGAGACCTTTAACTCTTGATATAACTCTAGAGAGAACACGATAATGGCTAACAAAAAGATTAATGTAACAGAATTAGACTTTGATGCAATCAAGTCTAACATCAAAGAATTTTTAAGCGGACAAGAACAATTTCAAGATTATGATTTTGAAGGTTCTGCGATGTCCGTGCTGATGGACACACTAGCCTACAACACACACTACAATGCATTGTACAATAACATGACGATTAACGAAATGTTCTTGGACTCTGCCAGAAAAAGAAGCAGCGTAGTTTCTCTAGCCAAGCATCTTGGCTACACACCACGTTCAGCTAAATGCGCTTCTGCTACAGTTAATATCACAGTTGCAGGCGGTACTTCTAGCCCAACAAACTTAACAATTCCAGCCTTCAGTCAATTTAATACTACTGTTGATGGAACATCTTTGACATTTTTCAACAGAGGTTCTATTACAACTAACCGTAATGGAAACACTTATACATTTACTGGTGTTGAAATCCACGAAGGTGCACCACTATCTAATAAGTTTCTAGTTAGCAACGGTGCAAGATATATTGTGCCAAACGCTGATATTGACTTAGACACATTAACTGTTAGAGTTCAGGAAAGTTCTACATCTTCTTTCTACGAGACATATTCTCGTGCAGACACATTAGTCAAAGCTACACCAGATTCTAAATTATACTGGATCAAAGAGATCGACGATAGTCTTTATGAGTTGACATTCGGTGATGGTAATTTGGGTAAGGCTCTTTCTAATGGTAATGTGATTCACATCGAATATTTTGTTTCCAGTAAAGAAATAGCCAATGGCGCTAGAGCATTCACATATAATGGTTCAACTCTATTGAGTGGTTCTACTATAACTATTACTACTACTTCTCCAGCTTCTAATGGATCTGATAGAGAAGACATAGAGAGTATTCGATTCAATGCTCCAAAAATGTACTCAGCACAAAACCGTGCTGTTACCCCAGATGATTACAAGGCTCTTATCTATGCATCTGTGCCAGAAGCCAAGTCAGTTTCTGTTTGGGGTGGTGAAGATAACAACCCACCAGTTTACGGTAAAACTTTTATCTGTGTCAAACCAAAGAATGCTTCTAAGTTGACATCGGTTCAAAAAGCATCTATTATTTCCAGCGTGTTGTCTCAGCGTAGCGTTGTTTCTGTTACTCCAGAAATTTTAGATCCAGAATATATTAACATCGCTCTAGATGTTACAATCTATTACAACGAGCAAGAAACTACAAAGACTGCTTCTGAGATAGAAACAATCGTTACAAACGCAATCTTTAAATACGATGATGATGACTTGCAGAGATTCGATGGTATGTTTAGATTCTCTAAACTAAGTAGAATTATTGACGCAGCAGACCCATCTATTGTCAGCAACATTACTACTGTTCTATTAAGAAGAAGATTGATTCCTCGCTATAATGTTAGCGCTCAATATATCTTGAACATCATTAACCCAATCTACGCAGATGGACAGGGTGAATCTGGTTCATTCTTAACAACTGGTTTCTTTATTGCTGGTAGCGATGAAGTTCACTATATGAACGATGATGGTGTTGGATATGTTAGACTGTTTAAGTATGGTCCAAACGCTATCAAACAATATGTAAATAACAGAATCGGTACTATTGACTACGCTAACGGTATCGTAGACATTAGAAACTTACACATCACAGCATTGGCTGATATCGACTTTGAGATTTCTATTAAACCACAATCTAATGATGTGGTCTCCGCTCTAACCCAAATCGCTGAAATTGCCAGAGATCACTTGACAATTAAAGCAATTTCTGATAAGGCAGCTACTGGAGATCTTCGTGGCGGATACAATTACGTCTTTAGCACAAGCAGATCATAATGGCATTAACAAAACCTAAGATTTCAACTCTGGTAGCAAATCAGCTACCAGAGTTTGTACGAGAAGAATACGATACATTCGTTTCGTTCTTAGAAGCGTATTACACGTATCTAGAATCTACACAAGTCGACTTAAAGACTCTGAGAGATTTAGATAGTACACTAGACAGTTTCATCAAACACTTTAGAAATGAATATGGGTCAAACATTCCATATTCTACTGTTAGTGAAAGATTCTTACTACAGCATATTAAAGATCAGTACAAAGCAAAGGGTTCTGAAGCATCATTTAAGTTGCTATTCAGAATTTTGTTTAACAAGGAAGTGTCTATTGACTATCCTTCTAAACAAATGCTTCGCGCATCTGACGGTAAATGGAACCAAGACGTTTCTGTTTTTGCCAAGATATTGACTGGTACACCAAACGATGTTGTTGGTAAATTAGTTGATGTTATCACACCAAATAAAATTATTCGTGTTCTAGTTGATAGAAGACAAGACGTTGAAGTTGAAGTTGAACGAACAATTCGTTTGTCTGATACTGTTTATGAATTTCTAATCGATCGTCGATTCTTTGGTAATGTTTCAGTTGGCGACAGATTACGTTATAGAAATGATGCAGAGGGTGTTTACTTTACTGCTGAGATTCTAGCAACAACAACTGCTCTAGAAGTTCAACAAGCAGGTTCTGGATTTAAAGTTGGTCAGCTGTATAATATCCGTAACTTTAACGGTTATGGTTCTATTCTAAAAGTTTCTAAAGTTAACTCTACTGGTGGTATTGAACTAGCTCAATTCATTAAATACGGTATAGGTTACAGCACAGACTTCACAACTACAATTTCTGCTCAGTCTGGTCAGGATGTTTCTGGTACATCTGGTACTGTTATTCAGCGTATTGGTTCTAATCTTAATATTTCAGAAGGTTTGGATGGTTATTCTGAAAGCGGTACAATCAACACGTTTGACTACGCATTCGATCCAGCGAACCCAACTGCCCCTGCCATTGACGGTACTTATGCAGGTAACGTGCTTAGAGAATTCGGTATTTCTACTATCGACTCTAAAGTAACTGAAAGTAATCCAGCCATTATTAAAGTTAAACTTGGTGCTCTAGCGAAATATCCAGGTTACTATATTAACAACGATGGCTTCTTGGATGATGCGATTTATATCCAAGACTCTAGATACTATCAAGCGTTCTCTTACGTTATTAAGATCGACGAGACTCTAGATCGTTATAAGACTGCAGTCAAGAACTTGATTCACCCAGCTGGTATGGCTATGTTCGGTGAGTACGATATTCGTAACGAATTCGATATTAGCTTAGAACTAGAATCTCTAATTAGAATCTTGACTCTTTCTAAGAGTGAAGAAGTTACTGCTGAAAACTTAATCGAAATAAAACACTTTAGTAAGTATCTAGACGATTATGTAAGAAACCATGATAATGCTCTAGAAGGACATGTAGTTCGCCCATTCGACGAAATTGGTACTGGTATGGACAGAACTTATCCATACTTGTTAGTTGGAAAGAACATTATAAACACTACACCAAACTACGATGGGTTGGTCGAAGGTCATGAAGTGTTTATGTCTTCTGAGGTTGGAGAAGGTCTAGATCGTACTGGTCCATTCTTTGATTCTCATAAGACCATTACAATAACAACATTAAACTACGATGGTGTTATAGATCAAGAAAATGTTGTGCCAGTTGATGAAACTGGAACTGGTATGGACAGAACTTATCCATACATGACATTTAACAAACTGGTAGATGCAACAGTAGCAAATTATGATGGGGTTTATGATCAACAATCTGTTGTCATGATCGAACCAGAATATCCAATGTTAGTGGGAACCAGAACTGGTTTGGCTATCATTGATATGGAAAAATTATTAGACGCTCATATTCTTTATGACGGTGGAACTAACTACGAACACGTAGTTATGGAAGATGTAACGGGATCCGACCTAAATAGAACAGTCCCCGCATTCATATTAGAGAAAATTATTGATCCTACAATTTCTGGTATCGATATCAGTGAAATTGTAGACTCAGGTGGTATTATCGAGTTTAACCCTTACGGTGAAGCTGGCTTTTTCTTAAATGATAGTGGATTGTACGTCGGAACAGAAATTTTATTCTAAAGGAGATTATATGAATCTACAAGAACAAGAAATGCTAACAATGAAGGGCGAACTTAAAGTCGTTCTAAAAGATGCATTCGGTAATATTAAAGACGAACGTGATATCAAGAACTTAGTTGTTACTGTTGGTAAGAACTATATTGCTTCACGTATTGTTGGTGTTGCAAACGATATTATGTCACATATGGCTATTGGTACTGGTACTGCAACTCCAGCCGTGGCAAACACTACATTAGGAACTGAAGCTGGTCGTGTTACACTGGCTTCTGCTTCTGCTGCAAACAACCAAGTTACTTACACTGCCACTTTCCCAGCTGGTACTGGTACTGGTGCCATTACTGAAGCTGGTGTTTTCAATAACACTACTGGTGGTATCATGCTATGCCGTACAACTTTCCCAGTTGTTAACAAAGCTGCTGGTGACTCTATTGCTATCACTTGGGTTGTTACAGTAAGCTAATCAGGAATTTATAAATGGCGACTTCATCTCTATTGAAATCTGCATTACATAACTCTATCGCAGAGGGTTTATATAATGAAATTCAAAACCGTACCGCTCGTTACTACTATTTTCTAGGTAGAACAATTCAGTGGACTGGTGATGACACAGTGCCGCCATTTCCAGTCGATAGTTTCGATTACGAACTAAAAACTCGTTCTGAAATTATCACAATGAAAGAAATTAAGTCTACAGACGTAGCTTTCGTTGTGCCACGTGTTGACTGGGTAACTGGCACTGTTTATGATATGTATGACGATCAATATAGCGATGAAGTGCAAGGTATTGACGTGATTTCTGGTGGTTTTGGATATTCAGACCCTCCTACAATCACAATCACTGGTGGTGGTGGATCTGGAGCTACAGCAGAAGCTATTGTATTAGATGGCGTTGTTGTTGCTATCGATTTACTAACACGTGGTCGTGGATATACATCTAGTCCAACAGTAGAAATCACTGGCGGTGGTGGTGAAGGTTGTGCGGCTGCAGCTGTGGTTGTAAAAGGATATTCTGGCACTCAACTTCTAGAAGACACAAATAACTACGTTATCACAGACGAATTTAACGTATACAAGTGCCTTGATAATAACAACGGTGCATCATCGACATATAAACCTATCGGTACTGTTGTTGACCCTGTTATCATGCCAGATGGTTATATGTGGAAATACTTGTATAGTATTCCAATTGCCCTACGTAATAAGTTTTTGACTGATGCTTATATGCCAGTCGTTAACTCTCTACGTTCACAGTTTTATTCTAACGGTGAGATTCAAAACACAATTATTGAATCTGGTGGAGAGAACTACACTTTCGCTTCTTTGGTTGTCCAAGGAGATGGTTACAGAGCATCTGATCCTTTATTGTTACAAAACGTAGCGATATCTAGTGGCGGTTCTGATTACACATCTGGCGCGACAGTTGCATTTGAACCACCATTTGCTGGCGCTAACCCATGGGTTGAAGACATTGGCGTCTTGCTAGGTCAAAAGATTGAACATGAAGGTAATCTTTACGAAGCAACTCTATCTGGTTCATTAGCATCTCCTGCCCCAACACACAAGAGCGGAGAAGTTAAAAATGGTACTGCTGTGCTTAAGTACATCGGTTCTACTGTCACTGGTCAGGTAACAGTTTCAGATGGACATGTTACTGGAATTATTCTAAATGGTTCTGTGTATGATGTAAACATCATTGATGGTGGTTCAGGTTACACAGCTGTCCCAACAGTAACAATTTCTGGGGGTAGTGGTAGTGGCGCTCTAGGTCAAGCTGTTATGCAAGGTACTAGCGTTGCTTACGTTGTTGTTCAAGACTCTGGTGATAATTACACATCTGCCCCCAACATCGTATTTGGCACTGAATGGCAAGCTACTACATCATATACAGTTAACCAACAGATTTTCTATTCCAACAGATTATACACCGTAACATCTGCTGGAACTTCAGGTGCTACTGCTCCAACTCATACATCTGGTTCTGATTCAAATGGCACTGTAGTTTTACAATATGTTGGTAGCCCAGCAACTGGTACTATCTCGCTTAAGTACGGTTCTGGATACTCATCTCTTCCAGGTGTTTCTATTCAACCAGTTTCTGGTGGTAGTGGCGCTACAGCTTATTGTCAAGGTGTTAAATCATCTGCCAAGTTAATTCCAATTCTAGACGCTGGACAAATCGTTGGTGTTTCTATTGTCGAGGGTGGTATTGGTTATACATATGCCAACATTTCTGTTGCTGGTGACGGCACAGGGGCGATTATAACTTCTGACTTATCTCCAGGCGATATTAATACACTACAAGCAAACACTGAATTGTTGACAACAGATGGTCGTATCATGGCATATCCAGTTATTTCTGGTGGCTTTGGATACGGAACACCACCAACAATCACTATTGAAGGTGATGGTGAAGGTGCTGAGGCTGTTGCTCAAGTAGAAGCTGGTAAAGTTATCAAGATAACACCAACACAATACGGTATTGGATATCGTTGGGCTAAAGTAACTATCACTGGTGCTGGTGAAGGTGCTACCGCTCGTGCTGTTATGGCTCCATTTGGTGGACACGGTAAAGATCCTATTAATGGTATGTTTGCTAGAACACTGATGTTCTACTCAAATATTTCCAAGGACAAGAACCAAGGTTTTGAAGTTAATAACGACTTCCGTCAATTGGGTATTATTAAAAACCCAAGACAGTACGGTAAAACAGCGCTATTAAAAACATCATTGGGTTCAGGATGTTATGTTATTTCTGGATATGTTGATGTTAACAACTTTAGCCAAGATATGCTAGTAACTATGGGTTCTGCTAGTGGTCCAAGATTTAGAATTGTTGCGTTGACTTCTACTGGCGCTTTGTTACAATCTTTAGACAACGCTGTACCTCAAGTTGGTTCTGTATTCCAGAACGAAGAAGCAGAAGCGTTTGCTGCTTCTGGTGTTAGCAACCCAACAGTAGACAAATACTCTGGTGACTTGCTATTCATTGACAACAAACAAGCATTCACTCCAACTGCAGACCAAACTGTTACATTAAGAACTGTTATCAGATTCTAATAAATAATGTATAACAAATAATTTTTCGAGAGTAAAAAGAATGATAGATTTCAACACAGAACCGTATAATGATGACTTTGAAGAAGGTAAAAAGTTTTACCGAATCTTGTATCGCCCTTCATTTGCAGTTCAAGCACGTGAACTTACTCAAATGCAGACTATTCTGCAGAATCAAATTAAGAGACATGGCGATGCTATCTTTAAGCAAGGTGCTATGGTCATTCCAGGTCAAGCATCTGTTGAAACTGTAACACAACAAAATCAAGGTTCTGATTATATCAAATTAGTTTCTTTGTACTCTGGTGTTGCAGTCGAAACATTTTTGACTAGTCTTAAAGATCAGATTATCATTGGTTCTAGCGGTGTCAAAGCGCAAGTTATCAAAACTCAAAGCGCTGAAGAATCTGATCCAACAACATTGTATGTCCGTTATCTAAACTCAGGCACTGACGGACAAACAAAAACATTCTCAAACTCTGAAGTTATTCAGACTGAAGACGGTGCTTACTCTTTCCAAGCTGCTTCTACTGGAGCAGTTGGTAAAGGTTCTTTGGCTACAGTTAAAGAAGGTGTTTACTACATCAATGGACACTTCTGTTTAGTTGAAGAACAGACAATTATTCTAGAAAAATATTCAAATAGCCCAACATACAGAGTTGGTTTGGATGTTAATGAGAAAGTTATTACTCCAGAAGAAGACGAAACTCTTTTGGACAACGCACAAAACAGCTACAACTTTGCTGCTCCAGGTGCGCATCGTTACTACATTGAGTTGCTTCTTATCAAGAAAGCACTAGACGACACAGACGATCAAGACTTTGTAGAATTGATTCGTGTTAACAATGGTACTGTAGACACAATCGTTAAGACAACAGAGTATTCTTTGATTGGCAAAGAATTGGCTCGTAGAACTTACGACGAATCTGGTGACTACACTGTAAAAGAATTTGCAATCGATATCAGAGAACACCGTAACAACGATCGTGGCGCTTGGTCTCAAAACACCAGTTACTTGATTGGTGATATTGTTGCACATGCTGGTAACTTATACGTTGCGAAAAACAGCGGCTCATCTGTAACAACTGCTCCAACTCATACAACTGGAACTGCATATGACGGTCCAGGTTCTACAGGTATCAACTGGGAATACACAGAAGCTCCAGCTTACAACCGTGGTATCTACTTGAATGGCGATGAAACAAAACTAGCTATCGGACTAGAAGCTGGTAAGGCATATGTTCGCGGTTATGAGATCGAAAAAGACTCAACAACATATCTTCCAGTATCAAAGTCCAGAGAATACGCTCAAGCCGTTGACGCTATTATTCCAGCCACTGTTGGTAACTATGTTCTTGTTAAGAACGTGAACAACTTGCCACCAGTTGACTCATATGACACAATTCGTTTGTATGATCAAATAACAGGCTCTAGCGCTCGTGGTACTGCAGTTGGTAACAACATTGGTACTGCCCGCATTCGTTTTATTGAATGGCACACTGGCTTGCCATTTAACACATCTTCTGTTTATAAACTTGGTCTGTTCGATGTTCAAATGAACAACGGGTTTGACTTCAACCGTGATGTAAAATCATTCTACTACAGCGTTTCTGGAGATCCTCAGTTGAGCTTCTCTGCTGATATTGATCCAGTAACATCTACTCTTTCTGGTTCTGTTAGCGCTTCTGGCGGTACACTAACTGGTGTTGGAACATCATTCCAGACAGATCTTTCTGCAGGTGATTATATTGTAGTCGACGGACAGATGGTTCGTATTACTGCTAATCCATCTAGCCAAGAAGCAGCGACTGTTCCATCTACATTCTCGTTCACAGGCAAAGCATATAGCTTGGCAACAACAGAAATTGTAGAACCAGGAAATAACTCTCTGTTGTTCCCACTACCATACTACGCTGTTAGATCTATGCGTCAAGCTGGTACTGGTGGTATCAACGATACTAGCTACACATGCTACCAAAAGATTACTCAGACTGCAACTGGCACATCAGTTACATTCTCTATCTCTGGTACATTTGCTTCTTACGCTGAAACAGACAACTATATCTTTATTGATAATGATGCCACTGCAGGCGGTGAAGTGTTCACACCAGACTCTGTAACTCCATCTGGTTCTAACTTAACTGTATTGGTTCCATCTGGCAGAGCAAACCGTTCTATCTCTGTTATTGCAGCTGTCGTTCGTTCTGGTTCTTCTTTCGAGAAAACAAAGACTCTAACAACAGCAACACCAATGACTTTGACTAGCGCTTCTGATGCCAAAGCATCTACTATCTTGCTAGAACACGCTGACGTGTTTAGATTGATTAGTGTTAAGATGGCTAGTGGTTTTGCATTTGGTTCAACTCCAGCACCAGAAGATTACACAACAGACATCACAGACTTCTATGAGTTTGATGATGGTCAACGCACAACACACTACGATCTAGGTAGACTAATTCTTAAAGCGTCTTATAGCGCTCCAAACAGCCCAATCAGAATCCAGTACGAATATTTCGAACATGGTGTTGGTGATTACTTTGACGTTAACTCTTACACAAACATTGATTACAAGTCAATCCCTGCTAACTGCCGTGATGCGATTGACTTTAGACCACGTGTAGCCAACAAGAGCGCTGGTTCTACTAGAAACTTTATTGGCACAGGTTCTTCTCTAACATCAATTCCAAAGCGTGGTGTTGATGTGTTGGCTGACTTTAGCTACTATCTTGCTAGAAAAGACAAGATCGCTATCGACTTCAATGGTAAGTTCTTCTCTGTTGCTGGCGTATCATCTCTAAATCCAGGTGACCCTCAAGACCCAGCATTGGGTATGGTGTTGTATAACATCACACTAGAACCATACACATTTGGCACTAAGTCAAACAACGTGAATGTTCAAAAACTAGAAAACAAGCGTTACACAATGCGCGACATTGGTAAGCTAGAAACTAGAATCAACAACTTAGAATACTACACTTCTCTTTCTCTACTAGAGCAAGAAACTCAGTCTCTTAAGATAACAGACGAGTACGGTCTAGACAGAACAAAGAATGGTTTTATTGTAGATAACTTTACTGGTAACAATATCGGTAACGTCGGCTCACCTGACTACTACTGTTCTATTGATATGAACAATGGAGAGTTGCGTCCATTCTACACTATGAAGAACGTTAATCTGTTGGAAAAGAACTCTACTGATATCCAACGTGACAGTTCTAACTACCAGATCAATGGTGATGTTATCACATTGCCTATCATTGCAGACAAAGTTTTGGTCAAGCAAGAATATGCTTCTAGACTAGAAAACATTAACCCATTCGCAATCTTCACATTCTTGGGTAATGTTAGCATCAACCCACCTTCTGATGATTGGTTTGAAACTAACAAAGTTGCTCCAGACATCATCAATGTAGAAGGTAACTACAACTTGATTCGCGAGTTGGCAATCAAGTCTGGCACTATTCAAGAAAACGGTTATGGTACTGTTTGGGGTGCTTGGAAAGATGAGTGGATTGGTCAACCAATCTCTCAAGGCACACGCAGCTACTCTGCTGATCGTCGTGGTGGTGATGGCGGTGCTGCTCTAGATGCCAAGTTTGGTGTTGGTCCAGAAGCAAGTGGATGGGCTATCCGTCAAGTTGTTAGCGAGGTTTTTGCTACACCAGTTGGTCAATCAAGAACTGGCATCAGAACTAAGCTAGCAACAAAGACTGATTACCAACAAGTTGGTGAACGTGTTGTTTCTACTGCAACAATTCCTTATATCCGTTCTAGAAATATTTTAGTTCAGGTAAAGGGTATGAAGCCAGAAACGCGTTTCTATCCATTCTTTGACGATATCGATATCTCTTCTTTTGTGACTCCATCTATCAAAATGGTTTACACAGCTGGCGTTGGTGTATTTGACACTGACACAAACGTTGGTGGTGCGTCATCTGAAACAAAGCGTAGAATTAACGGCGATTCTCAAGTTTGTTTGAACCGTGGTGATGTTATCACTAATTCTCTGGACACAGCTTCTGCTGTAGTTATTAGCAAGTCTATCGATCCAGAAACAGATACATTAACTCTGGAATTGGCTAACGTTAAAGGTACATTTGCAGTTGGCGAGTCATTCTCTGGTTCTGTTTCTGGAGCAACAGGTACTGTTGTTTCTGTAGCAACACCAACTACTCTAGTTTCTAACAAGAATGGTGAAGTTAACTTCTTGTTCAATATCCCTAACACAGATTCAGTTAGATTCCGCACTGGTTCTAGAGAATTGAAGTTGGTAGACACTCCAACTGTTAACGGACAATTCACATCTCGTGGTCGTGGTATGTATAGAGCACAAGGTGTTCTAGAGACTAAACAATCTATCATCAACGCTGTGCGTAATGCAGAGTTGGTTAAAGAAGTTATTGGTCCAAACGACGATCCAGAAGCTAGACAAACAATCTATCAAACATCTGAGCGCGTTGTTTCAGACACAGGTTGGTACGATCCACTTGCTCAATCATTCTTGGTTCAGCAAAAGGGTGGTGCTTTCTTGACAAAGATTGATGTGTTCTTTGCAACTAAAGACGTTGCAGTGCCAGTTTCTCTTGAAATCAGAGAGATGGTAAATGGATATCCAGGTAAGAACATTCTTCCATTCTCTAGAGTTACTCTAAAGCCAGAAGTTGTTAATGCTCCAGTTGCTGGTGAAGACCCAGTTGCTGCTGGTTACACTGCTGTTACTCTAGACAATGTATCATACGCTGACTACAACACAGCAACATCGTTTACTTTCGAAACTCCTGTTTACGTTCAAGATAATGCTGAGTACTGTTTTGTTCTACTGTCTGACTCAAACAACTACAAAGTTTGGATCTCTAACGTAGGCGATACAATTCCTGGAACTAGCAGAACTATTTCTGAGCAGCCTTATGCTGGCGTTATGTTTAAATCACAAAACGCTTCTACATGGACAGCTGATCAAAACCAAGATATTAAGTTCTCTATCTACAGAGCACAGTTTGACACTAGCGTTATCGGTAACGTAGAGTTTGTTAACGACGTTCTACCATACGTTGAGATCGAAAACGATCCATTCCAAACTGCTGTAGGTTCTACAACAGTTCGCGTATGGCACAAAGACCACGGTATGACTGTTAGCTCTAGAGTTGTTATCGACAGCGTTACTTCTGCGATCAACGGTATCCCAGCGTCAGAGTTCAACAAAGAACACTTGATTTCAAACGTTGATATGAATTCTTACACTATCACAACTACTACTGCTGCCACTTCTACTGGATATGCTGGTGGTCTGGGTGTTAGAGCCACTGCAAACATTCAATACGACGTGTTGGTTCCATCTGTTCAGATGCAAACATTCTCTGATACAAATGCTTCATTCTCAGTGAAGACTACATCAGGCAAGTCTGTTGATGGTGGTGAAACTCCTTATGTAATTGATACAGGATTCTCTCCTTGCTTGGTTAAGGACAACAACTACTTCTACACTCCAAGAGTTATTTCTTCTGAGCCAAACGAAAACAGCTTGATGTCTGGTAACAAGTCATTGACATTCTCTGCTCGTTTACAAACTTCTAACGATGCGGTTTCACCAGTTATCGATACTGCTCGTACAAGTTTGATTGCTATCTCTAACAAGATCAATAGCCCATCAGAGTCTAATGTCAACGTATCAGCGTTAGACGTTAAGCAGATTTTCTCTCACACAGACGGTGTGTTTAACTTTACCGCTGGTGGTACTATAACATCTACAGACGCTGAGGTTAGAACTGCAATGGCTATTGCTTCTATCGGTAAGTACATTACTATTGCTGGCGCTACAACTGGCGCTAACAACAAGACTGTTCTAATCACTGGTTATGCAGATGACGGCACAACTGGTACATTGACTCTAGACACAACTTTCACTGCTGAGAGTTCTGTTAGCGGTACATCTGTTTCAATCAGAGAACTGTTCTTGGATGATATTTCACCTAACGGCAGCTCATCTCTAAGCAAGTACGTTACTTCTGCAGTCAAGTTGGAAAACGTATCTACTAATGTTAGAGTTAAGTTTGCTGCAAATATTCCTAACTCTTCAGATGTACTTGTATACTACAAGACTTGTGTTGGCGACAAGACTAAATTAACAACAACTAAATATACACTGGCAACACCAGATTCCAATTTAGTTAAAGTTCAGAATGGAAATGACTCGTTCTACGACTGTGATTACACTATCGATAACATGGCTCCATTCGACAATATCGTTGTTAAGATTGTAATGAAGTCAACAAATAGTTCAGCCGTTCCTAGAATTAAAGATTTAAGAGTTATTGCTTGTGCTTGATAGACTGAAGGTTGCTGGTCACGATAGCCTAGTTAGGGATGTCTCTAACGGGGCTATCATAAATACTGATAAGACCGAAGTTCAAAGGTATCTACAGAGAAGAGAAGAAGCCAGAATCCAAAAGGAAAAGATGGATCAAATTTCTCATAATACCAAAGAGATAAATAATATAAAGAATGAATTGCAAGAGATAAAATCTTTGATTCTCCAAATTTTGCAAAAATAAAGGATCCTTAAATGGCAGTTATTACATTAAGAGGTACTAAAGGAAGTCCGCTGACTAACGCTGAAGTCGATGCAAACTTTAGTAACCTGAACAACGAATTAGCCACAAAATTAACAGCTGTTGATTATAATGCAGCTGATATCTTAACTAAACTTAAAACAGTTGACGGAAGCGGTTCTGGCTTAGATGCCGACTTACTAGATGGTTATAGTGCATCTGTATTGCTACCAGCTGGTGCTGATAAAAGCTCTGCAGTAGTTCGTGATGCTTCAGGTAACTTTGAAGCAAACGTAATTACAGCTACAGATTTTAGTGGTAAGCATTCTGGCGAAGCAGCAATTACCAGTGGTTTAATCCAAGGTATCACAGACTTGGCAATTGCAGACGGTGGTACTGGCTCATCTACATCAGCTGGTGCTAGAACTAACTTGGGTCTAGCCATTGGTTCTGATGTACAAGCGTGGAATCTAGAGTTAGACGCATTAGCAGCAACAACATCTGCTGCTAATACATTACCTTACTATACAGGTCTAGGAACTGCTACAACAACTAGCCTGACCCCTTATGCTAGAACTTTGTTAGACGATGGCGATGCAGTTACTGCTCGCGCCACTCTTGGTCTAACAATCGGTACTGATGTTCAACCATTCGACTCTGACTTGTCTGCTCTGTCTGGTTTGACTACAACTGGTATGCTTTCAAGAACTGGTACTGGTACCATGGCAACAAGAACTATTGTTGCTGGTGGTGGTATTACAGTTTCTAACGGAGATGGTGTTGCTGGTAATCCAACAGTTTCTGCTCATGTTACATCTGTTCAAGGTAACACTGGCGCAGTTGTAGTCTCAGTCCCAGTTACATCTGTTCAAGGTAACACTGGAGCAGTTAGCGTAACTAACGTTGGATATGCATTCTATGCTGAAGTGACTCCATGGGGTAACGTACAAGGTCGTCCAGGTCACCTATCTCAATTCGTTAACAACTTAGGCAACTACGGTTTCTTCGTTGATGGTGGTGGTGGGCGTGTGCTCGGTAACTGTATGGGCAATGCCCAGCGAGGATTGTATGGACATGACCAACAATGGTATGATACAATTAGACAAGGAACTAACATGGTTGTTCGCGCTCACAATTGTAACTGCAACTGCAACTGTTAAGGTAATCTATGAGAATTATTAGATCGAAAACGCCAAATACAATTTTTAATAAAGAATCAGGTGATCATTTATCTCCGCCTAAGATTTTTTTAAACATACAACCCGAGCTATTAGAAGTTAAAGTCTCTGTCAATAAAGACGGAGAGTATAAAGAAATATTTTGGTGTGAAATGTCTTTACAAACATTAAAGGCATCAAAAGGTTTCTGCGACCAATCTGTTTGGACTGTTGTAGAAAGTTGTTATCCATTACTAGATTCTGAGGGCAACAACACACAACATCCAGTTTCTGCTCCAATGGTCATAGATTTATTGGCAGAAACACTAGTCTCTAAGAAACAAGGGTATTCTCAGGAATCTGGTTTTTTCTACACACCGTTTGGAATTTTCGTTGAAGATTCTGAGGGAGATTTCACGGACTTTACATATGTTATCAAAGATAGCGATGATGTAGATTATATCGTAGAAGGTCCATCTGCTCAACATGTCACAAGCGAAACAGTTCGTTTCACTAGAGATCTAATAGCTCCAGTGACATTATCTTCTACACAGTCTTCTGTCGGAGTAGACTCTAGTATTACTATTGATGTTTCTTCTAGCCCTACTGTCAAGGAAGTTTATTTAGAGCAAGTTTATGGAATTCCAAATAAACTTAGAGTGCCATTAACCAATGGTTCTGGTTCGTTTAAACTTTTAACTACTGGTATGGATGTTGGAGACTTAGTGAGAGTTAAGGCTGGTCATAGAAAATACACAGGTATAGCTGATTTTACCATAACAATTTCTTGATAAATACACTTCTGGGGCTAGTCCCCAGAATTTCATTTAAGGTATATAATGTCAAAATTTGTAATAATAGCAGTTAACCCAAAAGACGGTCTAACTAAAAAATTGATCTATAATTCTACGTTTAGCACCCTAACATGGGAAGATGGCACCGCTGTCATCGAAACTAGAATAAACAATCTCCCACAATCTCAGAAAAAACTAGAAATTGGCAAGGCACCAAAAACTGTTAAGATACAGCTTGGTCTTTCTTGTAATTTCGAGTGTGATTACTGCAATCAGAGATTTGTGCCACACGCAGATTCTACAAACCCAAATGATATTCAAGAATTTGTAGAACAAATACCATCATGGTTTGATGGTGGAGAAGACGGTAAGGGTTCGAATAGATACTTTGAATTTTGGGGTGGTGAACCTCTAGTATATTGGAAGACCTTGAAACCTCTTGCTGAAGAAATTCGCGCTAAGTATCCAAACTCAGAATTTTCTATTATCACTAATGGTAGTCTACTAGACAAAGAAAAGGTTGATTGGTTAAACAACTTAAGGTTTACTGTTGGTATTTCTCATGATGCGGTTGGTCAATTTATTCGCGGTCCAGACCCACTAGATGACCCATCCAGTAGAGAAGGTATCATCTACGCATATAAAACTTTAGCTCCTCTAGGTCGTGTTAGTTTCAATTCTATGATAACTAACAAAAATATTAGCCGTAAAAACATTCAATTATTTTTCGAAGAGTTAATCAGAAAAGAACTTGGTGAAGAATATGTAAAGTACCTATCAATCGGCGAAGGCACTTTTATTGACGCATACGACGAGGGTGGTACTGCTAACTCTCTAATGAATGATGAATCTCATATTAACTATAGAAAATTTACATTCGACGAACTTCGCGCAGACAGTGTTACTCGATACAGCACAATACAAACAAAAATAAGTAACTTTATTAAGTCTCTGGAAACTGGAGTTAGAAAAGAAACCTTATCTCAGAAATGTGGTATGGACAAGTCTGAAAATATTGCTATAGACTTAAAGGGTAATGTCTTAACTTGCCAGAATGTATCTACAGTTTCGCATAATCCATCTGGAATTTCACACCACTTGGGTAATGTTAAAGATCTTAAAAATATTGAGATAAAAACAGGAACGCATTGGAGTGATCGAGAAGAATGTTCTAAGTGCCCTGTGTTACACATCTGTAAAGGTGCTTGTTTCTTTTTAACTGGTCCATTATGGGAAGCCACATGCGATAACTCATTTAGCGACAACATTGTCATTTTTTGCGCAGCTATTGAAATTTTAACAGGACACATTCCAGTTTATATCGATGGACCACTAAGACAAGACAGAAAAGACATTTTCTGGATGATTAATGGAAAAGTCGAAACCAAGAAAAAAGTAATTCCGATCGTATCTGTATGACACCATATATTAATGAATTTCTATTCGAGATAAATCAGTACCCTAGATCTCCGCTAAGTGGATGTGAGGGATTCACGGTCAAGGACTACTTTTTTTACGACTCTTCTGCGAAGGAATATGGTTACAGAGATACGGTTATACCGACATCCCAGATCCTAAATAAAGAAGAAATTCCAGAAGAGAGTATTATTAGGATTCTTATAAATAATAGAACTCCCTTCTTAAGAAGGCAAATAGATTTAAAATCACAAACAGAAAAATGGTTTTTTGAAACCAAAGTTTTAGAGGAACTAAAATGACTACTAAACATGTCAAATGGGTTATCGCCCACGAGCCAATCGGCTTGTTTTTGAAGGTAGCTGAACGATTTGCAAAAGAAGTTAACGAGAAAACGGACGGTGCGTTTGACATCGAAGTTTTGTCTCTTTCTGACTATGCTGAAAAATATAACGATGGTAAGAAAGTAACAAAATACGATCTTATGGATTTAATCAATACAGGTAAGATTGAGATGTCTCACATCTACACTACTTGGCTTGGCGACTACAACAAAGATCTACATGCATTTGATCTGCCGTTTTTGTTCAAAGATCATGAACACGCTGACCGTGTTCTAGAAGGTGAAGTTGGCACAGAACTATTGGCTGGGGTTTCTAAGAATTCCAACATTAAAGCTATGTCATTTACATACTCTGGTGGTTACCGTATTGTTCCATCTACATTTGCTGCAAACACTGTAGATGCATGGAAAGGTAAAGTGGTTAGAACTTCTCGTTCTCCAGTTGCCGTTGAAACATTTAAGGCTCTTGGTTCTATTCCACGCGAAGATATCACTTTGGAAGAAATGAACCAGTATGCAGACAAAGGCGAGATTGCTGCAGGTGAGTCTACATACGTTCGTGTTTTCCCATTAGATCAATATAAGTCTTTCAAGATAGTTAACGAAACATCACATAGCTTGTTCTTAACTTCTATTATTGTTAATCAAGACTTCTTTAAGCAATTTGATAAAAAGACTCAGAAGATTATGACTACTGCTGCATTTAACGCAGCGCGTCAAGAGCGTAAAGAGTCTGTTGCTGATATCCCAAATATTCTTGAACAATGTAAACAAAATGACATTCAAGTTGTCAAGATGAGTGAAGAAGAAGAATCTAAGTTTAGAGAAATCACTTCTACAGTATATGATAAATTTCAAGACTACTTCTCACCTGGATTAGTAGAAAAAATTAAATTGCAATGATAAAGGGGAGCTTCGGCTCCCTTGATTCCTTAGAGGCACTATGTCTATTTTATATTATAACCCACAACTAATATCAGAACTTCTAACTGGAAGTCGAGAAACAATAGAGTCAACACCATTCTTAGCTAATACAAGAGATGTATTCGAGAGTTATGAGTGGTTCGGTCTAAACAAGCATAATGCTGTTTATGATAGGACTGGAAACCTGAAACACTTTCTCGATATAACTCCAAACCTTCATCCAATCCCAAAACGAGTAGAAAACTATAACACTAGCTTTCATGAAGTTGCAGAGCGTCGAGCTAAAGAACTTCTATCTACTGGTAAAAAAATTAATGTTATGTGGTCTGGTGGCATCGACAGTACATATATTCTTTACATTTTAAAAGAGTTTGCTGTAGATAAAGATCAAGTAAGGGTATTCGGCACATATAATTCTATCATAGAATCTGGCGATCTTTTTGAATCTAAGATAAAGAACGATTTCTTATTTGATATTAGGGTTGGAGCCAGAAATAACTTTAGCTTTCACAATACTGATGATTCTATCTTTGTTAGTGGTATGTGTGGTAATCAATTGTTCGGACCAACTGATGATATGTTTGCTACTGGCGATAAGGCTATGTTTCATCATACACTAGGTAACAAAGAAACGATATATGAGTCTTATATCGGTAATGTTAATGAAGACTTGCTTGAATTTTTAAACCCAATTATTCAAACTTCACCAAGAAAAATAGAAACTATTGCAGACCTTAGATGGTATTGCATTTTTAACCTAGACTGGTATACAGCGATATACGAACACAAGATTCTTCTTAGCCCAGAAAAAGCTAAAATGATTCATGGGTTTTTTGATTCTACTGAATTTCAGCAGTGGGCTATTAGCACCAACGAACCATTTACAAAAGTTAAAGGCGACTCTTTTACACACAGATGGCAGATGAGAGACTTTCTAGCAGATCGAGGTATGGAACACTATGCTAGAAATAAACCAAAAAAGATTTCAACGTTTTCTATCCATGAGCCTGAGTGGTTGTTCTTACTAGACGACTATCAGAACATTTTTACTGGATAAATAATAAATAACACTCAGGAAAATAACATGGCAGTAAGCACTAGAGAACAACTAAAAGAATATGCGCTTAGAGCGCTGGGTGCACCTGTTGTCGAAATTAACGTAGATAATGTCCAGCTAGAAGATAGAATAGACGAAGCTATCGAATACTGGAGACAATATCACTGGGATGGTTCTGAAAAGGTTTATCTAAAACACCAAGTGACTGCAGAAGATATCGCAAATCAATATCTTCCAATGCCAGACTTAGTTTATGGTGTTACTCGCGTTATTCCTTTCTCACATTCATCTTCTTCTAAGAGTCTATTCGACGTTCAGTACCAACTGAGATTACACGACTTGTATGACTTAACTTCAACTTCTATCATCTACTACAAGACTATTATGAGTCACTTGTCTTTGTTGGATATGGAGCTGAATGGCGCAACGCTTTATCGCTTCAATAGAATCCAAGGCAGATTGATGTTGGATGTGAATTGGGAATCAGATGTGCAAGAAGGTCAATACGTGGTAGTAGAATGCTATCGCGCTCTAGACCCAACTACATACACTAAGATGTGGAATGAGTCTTGGTTGAAACATTACGTAACTGCACTATTCAAAAAGCAGTGGGCTATAAACATTAAGAAGTTTTCTGGAATTCAACTTCCAGGCGGTGTTATCTTGGACGGCGATAAGTTGTACGACGAAGCCGTTACAGAGATCAAAGATTTAGAAGACGATCTAATGAACAAGTCTGCTCCACTAGACTTTTTCTTGGGATAATAATGGCAACAAATCCATACTTTTCACACGGCACTACCAATGAGAGAAATCTCATTGAGGATATCATCATCGAATCGTTGAAGATGTATGGTAATGATGTTCTTTACATTCCAAGATCTCTGGTATCAAAAGATGAAATTCTTGGCGAAGACAGATTAAGTAAATTTGAACACGCTGTCCCACTAGAGATGTATTTTGAAAACATCGACAACTTTGATGGGCAAGGCGCATTCGTTCAAAAGTTTGGTCTTATGATGGAACAGTCTGCAACGCTTGTGGTCTCTCGTCGTAGATGGGAGCAAGTTGTTGGATCGCAAAACATTTCTATACTACCTAATCGCCCAGCTGAAGGTGATTTAATATTCTTTCCTCTGACAAAGGGATTGTTTGAGATCAAGTTTGTCAAACACCAAGATCCATTCTATCAAATAGGAAAGTTGTACGTGTACAAATTGCAAGTAGAACTATTCCAGTACTCATCAGAGATTATCAATACTGGTGTTGCTGAAGTTGATGCCTTTGAAAATCTAAAAACATTTGATGTAGACAAAGCACCAGATATCGATGTACAAGAATCATACGGCGATAACAATGCATATAAAACTCAAGCAGCTGATGTATTGTTCAATGAATCAAACCCATTCGGTGAGGTTGCCTAATGTTAAACGGTAATGTTTTTTATCACGGAATAATTAGAAAGTCTATCGTAGCATTCGGTAGACTGTTCAGTGACATCTATATCGACAGAAAGCAAGGCGACTCTGTGACTGGTGCAACTGTACAACGATTACAAGTTCCACTTGCATATGCGCCAAAAGAAAAATGGTTGGTTAGAATAGATTCAGATCCAAACCTAGACAACAACACATACGTTTCTCTACCAAGGATGTCTTTTGAGATCAATGGATACTCTTATGATCCAACTCGTAAGATGAATCGTATGCAACAAATCAAGTGTGGTGGTGGTTTAGGTTCAGTACCAACTCTGTATACTCCAGTGCCATACAACATTGATATTTCTTTGTATATCTTGACAAAGACTCAAGAAGATGGTCTACAGATATTAGAACAAATTCTCCCAACATTCACTCCAGAGTACACCTTAACTATCAATGCTGTACCAGACATGAACGTTAAATTAGATGTTCCTATCATATTGAATAGTGTAAGCGTATCCGATGAGTATGATGGTGACTTTCAAACACGTAGATTCGTAACACACACTCTACAATTCCAAATGAAAACCAACATATTTGGTGGAATTGGCAGCAAAGAAGTTATTCAAACAGTCAACGCGAATGTCGGTAATAATGCTGACTTGACTAATCCAAATCAAACATATACTGCAACTGGTGATCCAGCTACAGCACAAGTAACTAGCGAGAGTTGGGAAGACACATTCTAAAATATGGCTGAGATTTATAATAGTAACGCTAACCTTAAAGCGGCTGGCGTTACAGTTGAGTTTACACCACAGAATATCCAAGAGTACATTAAGTGTTCTCAGGATCCGATTTACTTTATTGAAAACTATTGCCAGATCGTTACTCTGGATCACGGTCTAAAGTTATTCAAACTGTACGAATGTCAGAAAAATAAAGTAAACATCATCCACAATAACCGTCGCGTTATTCTTATGGAAGGACGACAGCAAGGTAAGACTACTACTTCTGCTGCTTACATCCTTTGGTACACCTTATTCCAAGCAAATAAAACTGTTGCTATTCTAGCTAACAAAGCTACTGCTGCCCGTGAAGTTTTGGATCGTTATCAAACAATGTATGAGTTACTACCAAAGTGGATGCAACAAGGCGTTACTACTTGGAACAAAGGCGACATTGAACTGGAAAACGGATCAAAAGTATTCACTGCTGCCACTGGTAAGTCTGGTATTCGTGGTAAGTCTGTTAACATGCTTTACGTTGACGAAGCTGCGATTATTCCGAACAACGTTGCTGAAGAATTCTTTACATCAGTATACCCAACTATTTCTGCTGGTCAAACTACCAAGATTCTATTGAGTTCAACTCCACTAGGTTATAACCACTTTTGGAAGTTTTGGAATGATGCAGAAAATGGTCGCAATGGTTTTGTCCCACTATTCATTCCTTACTGGGAAATTCCAGGTCGAGATGAAGCATGGGCGAACGAACAAAAAGCCATGCTTGGCGACCTCAAGTATAACCAAGAGGTTTTATGTAAATTCTTGGGTTCTAGTTTAACCCTAGTCAATGCCGATGTTATTGCTAGAATGTCAGTAGATACTATTCAGTATAGTAAAGATGGTCTAGATGTCTATGTGAAACCACAAGCTGGACACACTTACTGTATGATAGCCGACGTTGCCAAAGGTGTTGGTGGCGACTACTCAGCCTTCCAAGTTATTGACATAACAGAAACACCTTACAGAATTGTTGCAAAGTACAGAAATAACGAAATCAGTCCACTGCTGTATCCAAACGTAATCTACAAGGTAGGCAAAGACTACAATGAAGCGTTTGTGTTATTAGAGATTAACATCTCCGAGCAAGTGGCTCATATTTTGTATCAAGAATTAGAGTATGAGAATATTTTGATGGTTACCAGAACAAATGGTGGACAGGTCGTTTCTGGTGGATTTGGTGGTGGTAAAACACAACTTGGTGTTGTCACTGACAAGAAAATCAAGAGAATCGGATGCCATAACTTCAAAGCTATGGTAGAAGAAAATAAACTTATTATTAATGACGCAGACACGATATCTGAAATTTCGACATTTATCGAAAAGAAAGGTTCGTATGAAGCAGATGAAGGTTATCATGATGACTTGGTTATGCCTTTGGTCTTGTTTAGCTGGTTGTCTACAAACAGTTATTTTAAAGACCTAAATAACATAAACCTAAGAGAAATTATGTATAAGAAGCAAATTCAGGCAATTGAAGAGGAATTGACTCCATTCGGTTTCTATGATGATGGACAGCCAGAATCAGACCCCTTAGACTTTTGAGAAATCCTGTAAAAACTAAATAAAATGTAGACATAAAATTGTCTAGAGTAAAACTATTAAACAAGGAGAACAACAATGCCGTTCCAACTATCTCCAGGCGTTGCAGTCACAGAAAAAGATTTTTCTTCAATCGTTCCAGCGGTATCTAGCTCTGCTGGCGGTTTTGCTGGGCATTTCCAGTGGGGTCCAGTATTGGCTCCTACTACAGTGTCTTCAGAAAATGAATTGGTTCGTAACTTTGGCAAACCAGAAGAACATAATGCTGCAGACTTTTTCACTGCTGCAAACTTCCTATCATATACAAACAATTTAATCGCAGTTAGAACAGATTCTGCTGAGGCAAGAAACGCTGTAGCAGTTCAAACTGGTATGGTTACTGGCGTAACAATAACTACACCAGGATCTGGATACACTGATGTTCCAACAGTAACATTCTCAAACCCACAAACTCCAGGAGGTGTTACTGCAACTGGCGTGGCAAGATTGTCTGGTGGTGGAGTTACTGCTGCCACAATTTCTAGCGGTGGATCTGGATACACTACAGCTACTGTAGATTTTGCCCTACCACAAGTAACTGGTGGTGTTAGAGCACAAGGTACTGTTATTATTTCCAGCGGTGTTGTTACTGGTATCACAATCACTAATGCTGGTACTGGTTATACATCTGCTCCATCTGCTGTTATTTCTGGTAATGGCACAGGTGCAGAAGTAGGTACTGTTACAATCGGTAATTCTATTATTACTAGTATTTTTGTTTCTAACGTTGGTTCTGGATACACATCTGCCCCAACTGTTACTATCAATGCTCCTGCAGGTGGCGGTGGA